AAAGTGTTAGATGATGTAAACACAGCTGTTGAGAATGGTGTCCGTGTTGCAACATTTAAAGCTCTAAAAGAAAGAGGTATGACATCAGCACAGGCGGCTCAGGCGGCTAGAAACGTGACCGTAAACTTTGCGAAGGGCGGCGAACATAAGGCTATAATGAATAGCTTTTACTTATTCTATAATGCTTCACTACAAGGCTCTATGGCATTAGTTAACTCAGCAATTAAATCGACAACTGTTAGAAAAATTTGGGGTGGATTAGTATTGTATGGAATATTACAAGATCAGATAAATGGCTTGCTTTCAGGAGATGAAGACGAAGATGGAATCAAAGACTACGATGAGCTACCAAAGTATATACTAGAACATAATTTAGTTCTGCCGACATTTGGTCTAATGGATGATAAGTTTATAACTATTCCATTAAGTTATGGACTTAATATGGCAGTTAATTTTGGTAGATCGTTAAGCAGAACCGCAAGGGGAGAATACACCGCTGGCGAGGCAACAAGCACAATAATAGGAACTGCCGTAGAAAGTTTAAGCCCTATAGGTGCATTTGATCACTTCTTGACATTCGCCGCCCCTACAGTTGCAGATCCATTTATCAGTTTGGCTATCAACGAAGATTATAAGGGCGACCCAATATATAAAGAAAGCCCAACATTTTCATCCACACCAAAACCTGATAGTCAGCAATATTGGTCAAATACAGGAAGAATACCAAAAGCTATTGCAAACGCACTTAATACGCTAACTGGAGGAGACGAAGTAGAGGGCGGTCTAGCTGACTTTTCCCCCGATGCTATAGAGTTTTGGATGGACTACTTAACTGGTGGTGCGGGAAGGTTTGTTCAAAGAACTGCTGAGATGCCTTTGAACGTAGTAGATCTTTTAAAAGGCGATTTAGATGTTAGTGTATTCAGCACAATTCCACTAGCCAGAAAGGTAATTGCATCCCCATCTTCAAGACAAGATACTGGTAATTATTTGGATAATAGACAAGACTTATTTACAATACTAGCAAGAGTTGATTTAGCTAAGAAATCAGGAAAAACAGAAGAAGTTATGGCTATGTACGACAAATACAAAAAAGAGCTAAGCATAGCAGGAAGATTAAAAGCAATAGACAATGCTAGAAACAGAATGGTAAGGCAGATAAGAGAAATAGAAAAGAACCCAAGAATACCTGAGAACACAAAGCAAAATCTTATAAGACTTAGAAAAGACAAGATAAAAGAGCTTCAGCAAATGGGATTGATATTAATGAGGTCAGTAGGCTTCAAGAAAGCGGGTTAAAAGTTAAATTTAACTTTTGTCTAAAAGTTGGCGATATAGCAGTTATGTCTCTCGGCAGCCATCAATCAATCATGTTAAGTGACGATGTGTTTAAAAGTTAGCTCTTTAATAAAAATGTTCATTCGCTGCGAGTAAAATTAATAACTACTATCATCATACCCAACTGCGATATTATAAGTGCCAGTAGCATTGTGTTTGCAAAATCCCGTACCAATACCTACATTGCCATTGGTGTCTATACGCATAGTTTCTAATTTATTTCTTTTTAATTTTTATTAACTCAGATAGATACCATTGAGCCTTTTGTAGGTCTTCTAGACCATTCTTGTGATTAAATCTCCACATGTACTTGATGACGTTACCTTGCAGATAAAATTGATATCCATCTCCCGTGGCACTTTTGATTGCGTCTATACACTCGACCTTACCTTTTCTATAATGATTAGGTCTATTTACATTATCATTCTTCATTATCATCTTCCCTATAATCTTCTATGTTTTTTACGCTATGTTGATTTATAAATATGGGAGTGCCATTGCCAACCCAAGAACCTATTACATTAAAGTTAAAATATTCAATGGCATCTTCTTCTGTCATATGATTATCATGCATTAATATCATTATGCATTTATCATAATCATATAAAGCAACCTGATTTCTGCCAAAAGCACTTATGGTAGTGCCTACAAACGCATCATCAAATCCATCTGCTACTCTCATTTTATCCCTCCTAATTTTTTGAACTTCTTTAAATCAAAATGGCACATAGGCTCTTGATCTTGCCAATCGTTTCTGTCTGATCGACCACCATGTCTAACTTGGTGATCGCTAAAAAAATCTAAGTAAGCCAACGCACCTAGCCACGACACAATGAGCAATGATTTAGTGTTTGTTTCTCTAGCAAGTCTTCTAGCTTCCATGACCTTTGATAGAGATATTATGTACGTTGGGAATGTACCGAACTTATGATTTCTGCACTTAACTTCTGCAAAACCAACTAAATTTTCACTAGCTGATTTACTCGTACCCGTGTCCATACGATAGAATGCATAATCAATTTTATAAGATATTGGTAACTTGTAATAAACTACGTTCCAACATTGTGAAACGTAGTCTATAATTTTTTTCTCTGAAGTTAGGTCAGATCTTGACTCGTAAAGTGGTCGCATAAGTTAAACTTAACTTCTAGGTGTTTGGTTTTCAACCCAATCAATTACGTCACTTCTTTTGTAAAGTTTTAAAGGTCTGTTTTGCTTTGACTTTACTATAATAAAACCTTTTGGAAAGTTAGAGTTTTCATTTTTCCTTATATTATATAAAGTCATTCTACTTATATCTAATAGCTTAGCAATACCATCCAAGGTTAGATACTCAGAATTTATATCAGACTTGTTGAGTGATTTCTTTAGTGGCATCTTCTTTCCTTTCGTCAGGTGTTCCGTCTTCATTTAACTTGACCATAACAACCATATACCTAGAGCCAATCCAATCTTTATGAAGATCTTGAGGCACATCATTAGGATGTATGGTAAGCCTTATGTTAGTTCCGTTTTTGTCTTGCATCATAGATGTTTTGACTGCCTCAAAACTTACGCTTGGTACTTTCTTTTCCTCTTCCATAATTACCCCCCCTAAAATGGTATTTCGTCATCTAGAACATCATTGGACTTTTTGTTTTGATATTCTTGTTTGGGCTTTTGATTACCGCCCTCTTGTCTGTCTCTTTCAATATTACCTATTATTCTTAAATAAGGGTTGCCTGCCTTGCTTAACTTCTTCCAACCAACAACATTTATGCTTGGCTGAGATATACCCTCTTGCTTTTGTTTTATAAGATCGTTTACAACTTCTATTTCTAGCGAAAGCATCCCTGAGTAATCAGGGCTATTCTCTGATCTTTTTTCTTTTTGGACAAACAGTCCACCCGTAGCGGGATATTGATTATTTTCCATCATCGTTTTCTCCTTTGTTATTGACGATTTCTTCAGCTCTCTTTTTGAAAGCCAACTCTACTTCTTCGTAGTCTTTTAATGATAGGTTCTTTAATATTTCTCTTGGCTCTTTATTATTTTTCCAAAAACCAAGTAACTCAGATCTATTATTTTGTGCGGGAAGAAATGTTATGAAGATTTCTTTTATCATTTCTATACCTTTAACTTTTTCCTCTTCATCATTAGGATAAATAAAAGTTGCCTCAGGTAAGTCATCCTTGTCTTCAGTTTCTACAGTTCCGCCTTTTATCTCTTTAGGTCTTTCTTCTTTAAAACTGTCAGCCTCGTCTTCTGCATACACATCCCCGTGCAAACCAACAAGTTTAAGTATTACTCTGTCTTTTGCTCGTTTTTCTGCCATAGCATATGGGTAACTGTTTTTGTTATTTGATGGGGATGCCTCTCCTATAGACCATTCAGATTTATCTCCCATGTGACCCATAACCATTAAGCTAACAATTCTTTTACTGCTATCACTCTCTAATATTGTGGGGGCATCAAATCTAATGTTTCTTGCAACCGCTACCTTTTCCAAAGCTTTATGTAAAAGAACATAAGTGCCATGACAATTCCATCCCGCATCTTTATGTGTCATGCCAATTTCTTTAAGGGTCTCTACTACTTTCTCAGGGATATCACTTTTCATTATTTTCTCCACAATTTAATTGAACTTCTTATGCTTTTAAACCAACGAATTAGGAAAAATGTTTCTATAGGATTTCCTTT